TCATGAATCAGTCTCAATTGCATTACGAAGTTTTTCAATAATTTCGTCTTTATCTTCATGTTTTATATTCTTCATCAAATTTATATAGTGGTTCCTTTTTCCTCGAAGGATTTTTATTGAACTATTTCCACTATCTTGAATATAGGCATGAATCTTATCAATGGCACAATTTAATGCCATATTTTCGGGGTCAATGCCATCTCCTTGAATTATATCTTCGATAGCATCGAAAATATTATCTAAACTTTCTGGTTCTTCCTTACAAAACAATGCATTACTTAATCTTGCTTTTGTATATCCAGTAACAATATGGTTCAACTTACGTAGTTTATCATTCAAAATTTCTTCCATCCTTTTTTCCATTTCAGATTTAAGCATGAATAAATTATAAATTTGCCAACCGATAAGCATTGTAACAAGTAATGATAAAATCCCAACGATGACACCTTGATAATCAAATCCCAGATCTAGCTCTCTAGGACAAGATACACAGATAGCCATTATGCTAAAAATAATTGCAGCAATACTCAGAGGAATAGTAATCCATGCATAACTTTTATAAGCCTTATTTTTCATAAAAACTGATTTTTACTGTGTTCAAACTCATTTATTATTTTATTGCATAAAACATCTTTCTCGAGTTCAGTCTTTTACAGCCTCATCGAGAAACTGTTTCAGTTGTTTCTTCGTCGATTCCATGCGTGCTGAATCCGGTGATTCTATGTAAATGGAAGAACCTTTCTCTCTTGCTAATATTTCATTGCCATTTATCGTAAACTTTTCAATAAAAAGCGAATCTCCCAATGGGGTAGAACATAGATAAGCATGAAGAATATTTTGACCTATATATTGTGGATGAAACTGTGTTTTAACATGCTCTATTTCATTCTCTATAGCTTCACCACCAAAAACAGAATCCATTTGTGCCTGTCTCTCTAATAATTCCTTATACTGTTGAGTGTCCTCTATCCTTGACATTGCACTATCAGTAACAGAAAATGCTATAGGCTCATAAGTCCAACCGATGGGTAAAGAGCTTTGTACGTTTTCCGTTATCAATTGTTCAATTCCATCTTTAGATTGATTACCACAAGAATATACTACCCCAGATAACCCAATCAAAAAATATATAAGTTTTTTCATTATGTAATATTTATGAATTCTTAATCATGACTGGCCCAGAACTATATTCCTTTATTACACAGCCTATGACCATAAAAATCCTACGAATTGTATCTTTATATATGCGGAACGGTTCATGTATAAGATGTCCATCCGGGTATGTTTCTGTATTGGTGGAGTATGCCATTAGATATTCATCCGTTCCGGCTTGCAGACGTTTGGTGACACGCATTTCGTTAGTTTCTATACAATAATTTTTTCCCCATACTATCTGCCGTTGGTCATGCAGTTCCTTTAGAGCCAGAATGCAACCGCTAGGATATTCTTTCATGCTTTCTCCATAGTGACGGATGGCTGCCGTAGCATCCAGGAACCAATCACCGGCATCAATCCATTCATTTGACGGCATGTGCCCCTCCATGCTTGCAGAAATAGTATTTACTCCCCCAATAGATGCTACATCATCATAAAAAGGTATCAGATTCTTCTTTTTCCCAAATTCTACAGGCTTGCTTTCCTCTTTTGATTCTTCCCGAAGCATACTTCCTTCTCCAGTAAGAAGCCACGATGGCGAATAGTGGGGATAATTTTCAACCAGTATTGAAATCCATTTAGACTGAATATCCGTCCCATTATTAATGGCACGGGATAAAACACCCTTACTCGCTCCTATACAGCGTTCTAAGGCACCTATTGTAATACCTTCATTAGATGCTATTTCCTGAATTCTTGATAAAATACTTCCCATAGAGTTGAAAATTTTCTTCTTTAATCTTGTAAGGTTGAAAATTATCCCATATATTTGCAGAGTCTTAATCAGTTAAGACAGTCCTCAAAGATAGAAATAACAACTCATAAATCAAAAGAATATGAATAAAAAACAGAAGTACATCAAGTTGGACAAAGAAAAGGTAAAAGAAATCGCTGAGATTAAGAATGTATCTACAGTTACAGTTTATGCGGCATTGAAATTTCAGACTCAAAGTTCATTGGCCATGTTGATACGGGCATGGGCGTTAAATAACGGAGGGGTACTATTTGAAGAGAAAGAGAACCATTATTCAGAAGTAAAAACCTTATAAAGACAATCCTATGAATTACGCAAACTATCCACTCAAGAATCTGGAAGCCCAGCTCGACCATGTGTGCGAACTGATGGAACTGATCCGGGGAGACCGGAAAGCGAGAGACGCGTTCCAGGACGAAGAATACTGCTACCTGCTGAAAATGCAGGCCATGCTGTTCGAAGAAATCAGAAAACGACAAAGATCCTGATTCCAACTACATAAATGAGAACAATCACCGCCATTCCGGTTCGTGAGAATAGGGATGGCACTTACCAAAAAACAATCGACTATGAAACGAAAAGATACAACCACCTTACGATACCTGCTGCTGATACTTGCAGCCGCCATCCTGAATTGCCTGCTGGACGGCACAATGAACCTGATAGGAACGGTCTGCCTATGCCTGGCTTTGATACCAGCCGCACGGTGCATGGACCGGGAGGCACAGAAAAAGGAATGAACAACACACGGCTGGCGGAACTTCACCCATTCAGGATAACAACATTGATTAGGGACGTTTTCAATATGAATTGGACAACGAGGTAAAAAGCGGGTGAAGCGGCTGCCACACCGGGTTCGAATCCCGGAGCCGTACAACGAAATCTAAAACGAACAATCATGGAAATGTACGGAAACACAATCTGCGTCAGCTTTACGGAGCTTGTTGGAGGTGGCATCATCAGCCAACCCACCTACAAGAAATACATCCGTGAAGGAAGACTGACTGTCGTTCAGCGCGGAGGGAACGGACGGGAGGCGCTGATAGCCTACCGATCCATGCCGGAACGCATCCGTGCAGCATACGATGAGACATACAAAAACGCACACGAGGAAATGAAACAGCGTGAACAGGAAAAGTATATCAGCAGCCAGATACGTTTCGATGCCGAGGCGGTGCGGTTCTACAAGGAGTTCGAGCCTCGTATCGAACCGGTACGTCAGTTGGAATATATACTGAACGCCCAGGTGATGAACGAGATGGTGCGCACGGAGAAGGCACGCAATGTGGAACATGCCAAAGGTGGATATTCCCGCCGGGCTGAAACATGGAGCAGCGTACAGATCTGCTGCGAACGGTTGCGCGAAATCACTGGTCATACCTTGCCGAAGAATCCGGCACGACTCCGGGAAAAGTTCAATGCTTACAAACGCGAGGGGTACGTGGTGCTGGTTAGCGGTAACCTGGGTAATAGCGCCGCCCGCCGCATCGGTAAGGCCGAAGGTGCCTTGTTGCTGAAGCTCCGACGGAGCAGGTTCCCGGTCTACACCGATATGCAGCTCTTCGAGGAGTACAACCGCCAGGCTGCTCTACGTGGACTGAAGACAATAAAAAGCCCGACCACGATGCACAACTACTTGAACGATCCGGCGGTCATGGTCTGGTGGTATGCGGCGGTGAACGGCGAACGGGAGTTCAAGAACAAGTATATGCCAACATTCGATACGATACTTCCGCAGATGCCGAACTCGCTTTGGTATTCGGACGGTACGAAGATAAACCTGTACTACCGGGCTTACGACGAACGGCAGAAACGATGGACGGCACGGACAACGGATGTCTACGAGGTGATGGATGCCTGTACGGAACTGTTCCTGGGTTGCTACATCGGCGACGGGGAAAACTTCTATACGCAGTATATGGCCTACCGGATGGCGGTACAGAAATGGAATATAAAGCCTTACGAAATCGTTACCGATAACCAGGGAGGACACAAGAAACTGGAGTCTCAGGGATTTTTCAAAAAACTCTGCCACCTCCATAAAACCACGATGCCGCACAACGGACAGTCCAAATCCATCGAGTCCGCTTTCGGACGATTCCAGCAGCAGGTACTTCACAAACTCTACAATTTCACCGGACAGAACATTAACGCCAAGAAGTTGTCCAGCCGGGCGAACATTGACTTGATAATGGCGAACATCGACCAGCTGCCCACGCTGGAGGAACTGAAACAGCTGTACATGGAGTGCCGGGAGGAATGGAACAACATGCAGCATCCCACCAGCCCTACGGGTATGACCCGACTGGAGATGTACACCGCCATCGAGAACCCGAAGGCACAACCGCTGGATGACTATGAGGCACAGGAAATCTTCATGCTGTTCTCACAGACCCCGGTACAGTACACCCGCGAAGGTTTCTGCTTCACGCTCGACAAGCAGGAATACCGCTATATGGTGTACGATGATTCCGGCCAGGTGGATATGAACTTCCACCTTCAGAACGTAGGCCGTCAGTTTCTCTACCGCTACGATCCGGAAGATATGACCCGCATCGAACTCTGGGCGGTGACGGACACGGGAGCCAAGTATGCGGCCATCGCCACCCCGAAAGTAGCTATCCACCGTGCCACACAGGAACGAACGGAAGAAGAAAACGCTTACCTCTTTGCCCAGCTGGATGCAAACCGTCGGACCCGTGCGGCGATGCACATCGCCCAGGAAGACCTGTTTGTGGAGGAGGCCATGGGCGAAGCGTACACCAAGCTTCGGATTCCGCGCCCAGTGGCTGTGAGCGAAAAGCAGCTTGACGGGTACCGGGAGGAAATGAAGCACGGCACACTGGAGGTTCCTGTACCGATGCCGGAAACGGATATTCCGGAAGAACCGGTATTAGCGGAACCGCTCACCTTCGCATCCGCCGGAGACTGGACCAAGAAAATGTCCGAAATTACTTTCGACGAACTCTGTGCCGGAAAACTCTAAAAGAGGTAACAAGGTTTTTCCTTGTCAACTCGTTCCCTTGTCAACTAATTAACTAAAAACGGATTCAACAACTGATTAAATACCTATAAAACATGAAAGGATTGACTACAGAACAGAAGGAACAGGTGCGCAGCGCACTGTTAGCCTATTGTGACAATTTCCCTACCCGCAACCGGGCGGCAGAGAGCTTGCAGAATGTCAGCTCGGCAACCGTCAGCCAGCTTATCAACGGGAAGTACGAACTCATCAGCGACGATATGTTTACCCGTATCGCCGTACAGATAGGTTTCTCGTTCGATTCCTGGACGCTGCACGAAGGCAAGACCTTCCGCGAAATCACCTATGCTTTTGCCGACGCACAGGCATACCGGAACGTCACTTGGGTAGTGGGCGATGCCGGATGCGGAAAGACCACGGCAGCCATCGAATACCGTCGCACACACCGCAACGTGTTCTACATCCTCTGTTCGGAGGATATGCGCCGGAGCGATTTTGTACGCGAAATGGCCAAGCAGGTAGGCGCTCCTACAGATACGACAAACCTTCGGGACATGCTGGAGAATGCGATTTCAATGATTGCTTTCCTGAGCAACCCGCTGTTGATTTTCGATGAGGGCGACAAACTGACCGACAGTGTGTTCAACTACTTTATTTCTATTTACAACCGCTTGGAAGGTCACGCAGGTATTGTATTTCTATCCACGGACTACATCAAGCGCCGCATCGAAAACGGACTCCGCTACAACAAGAAAGGTTACAAGGAAATCAACAGTCGCATCGGTCGCCGCTTCTACGAGGTATCGGCCACGGAACAGAATGACATTTATGCCATCTGCCAGGCAAACAGCCTGACCGACCGGGCGGACATCGAAGAGGTATTGAAAGATGCCAAACGCAGCGAGAACGACCTTCGACGGGTAAAACGGTGCATCCATGCACGCAAACGGATGATTGAGGCACGGAACCGGAAAGGAGGCAGCAATGAATAAGGACAACACCACACCGCCACCAAAGAAATTCACCTTCGACCGTAATGCAAAGGGGGTAAGTGAAATGCTCGGTATGAAATACGAGACGATGGCTTTCGACGGTGCCTGGCGGGATGCCTTCGGGATACCGGAACGCCGGGGAGTCTGGATTATCTGGGGAAACTCCGGAAACGGAAAGACCAGTTTTGCCCTACAGCTTGCCAAATACCTGTGCCGGTTCGGACGTGTGGCCTACGACTCACTGGAGGAAGGTGCCTGCCTCACCATGCAGGAGGCCATGAGGAGGGAAAACATGATGGAAGTAAACAAGAAGTTCCTGCTTATCGACAACGAGAACATGGAGGAACTGGGAATCCGTCTCAGCCGACAGAAAAGCCCCGACATTGTGGTGATAGATTCCTTCCAGTACACACAGATGAATTACCGCCAGTACATCGCTTTCAAGGAACGTCACAAGCGGAAGCTGCTCATCTTCGTCAGTCACGCCGACGGTAAATTGCCGAACGGACGGGCAGCCAAAAGCCTGATGTACGATGCCAGCCTGAAGATTTACATCGAGGGATTCCGGGCATTCTCGAAAGGACGTTTCATCGGACCGGTAGGTCACATCGACATAGTTCCCGACAAGGCCCGTGCCTACTGGGGAGAAGAATAACATTTAACGATATCCGTATGAAGACAACTATGAAAATCAGAAAAATCACCCCACAGCAGATTAAGGCGCTGCACGCTCAATTCCGGAGTATGGGGTTTGACGAAACGGACCGTCACGGTTTCATCCGCGAGTACACCGATGGGCGTACAGAGCATACGTCAGAACTGACCATGCAGGAGGCAAAAACGTTGCTCTCCCGGTTGGGACAGGAAAAGACAGAACGAAACAGGCAGGAAGCACGGAAACTGGTCAGACAAATCTTTTCCCTTTCCTTCCGTATCTCCTTCCTGAACAAGGATTTCCCGAACGACACCCCGGAAGATTTCGAAATGAACAAGGCAAAAATCAATGTATTCTGCCGCACCCGCAGCAAGTTCCGGAAGCCGATTTCCGAAATGACGCTGGAGGAGCTGAAGGAAGTCAAGAGACAGTTTGAGGCACTAGCCAGAAAAGAAGATACCATAAAACAAGGATAACATGAGAAAGAAATCGGAAATCAAACGTGCCATCGAGGCACTCAGACAGAAATGCGACCACATCAGCCAGGCCAAATTACAGGTGCTGGAAGGCGCACGCTCGGAACAGTGGGTATTCAACAATTACGTGAAAATTCCGGATGAGGAGCGGGATGAAGAGGCCTTCTTCGCCGCACGGGATGCGGCACAGTTCGTAGCCGGAAAGATTGGAATCAGCGCCATCTGTCCGGAACTGGAAGACGAACCCGAAGAGGATGAAGAGACCATCACGCTATCCAGAAGCGAATATGAAAAGCTGCTGAAACGCCTGGAACGGGTGGAACGACGGTTAGGTTTACGGGTCGGCACTGTAGAAAAAGCGGAGAGAAAAGACATATCGGAGGCTCCGGACGACCTGATTCCGCAGGTGGAGGCATGCAGATACATCGGTTGTGGGAAAAGTACCATCAAGCGATGGGCAGATAGAGGACTCATTACCGGATATGTGAAAGGACGTAGCATAATGTACAGTAGAAAAGAGTTGAACAAAAGTAAAGTAGTGATAGAACACCGTGCAAGCATGGCGGATAACGACAACAATCATGGAACAGACAATCGAACAGTTACAGAATGAGATAATGAATCAGGTACATCGGTTCGGCTATCAGGACGCAAGTCTGATACTACGGGAACTGGAAAACTTCTGTAGCCAACAGGCAGATGAGGCGCTGAAAATGGAGTATGAACTTGCAGCGATGGAGGACGTTTTCGATGAGTAGAAAGAAATACCGGGTATGGCGGGTAATCGTCAGACGGGCGAATGTAAACCTGTCACTACGTTGCCTGCACGATACCGACAACCTACAAGAGATTCGGGACAGATACCGGAACCTCTTTTCAAACAGGGTAACAATCCAATTGTGTTATACAGAATTTAAATAACGATTAAAACTTAAACATTATGGCAGCAAAAAGGACCAAAAAGACTGTAGTATCAGGAGTAACAAGAGAACAATATGAACAGGCATTCGCCGAGTTCGCCATGGCCGACGCAAAGGCGCAGTCATTGACGGCTAAAATGGATCAGGAAATGACACGCATCCGTGAGAAGTACGCCGACCAGCTTGCCGAACTTAACGATATGAAGGATAAGGCTTTCGAAGTGATGCAGACCTTTGCGGTAGAAAACAAGGATGTGCTCTTTGCGAAGAAGAAATCACTGGAATCGGCACACGGCGTCATCGGTTTCCGCACCGGGAACCCGAAGCTGAAGAACCTGAAAGGCTTTACCTGGGCAGCCGTTACGAATCTCTGTAAGGAGTTCCTTCCTCAGTACATCCGCACAACCGAGGAACTGGCAAAGGACAAGCTGCTGGCCGACCGTGACATTCCGGAAGTGGCGGAACAGTTTGCCAACATTGGTGTACAGGTAGTACAGGACGAATCGTTCTATGTAGAATGCAAGAAGGAAGGCGATGCCGTACAACAATAAACCTAGATACTCTTACTCTCCACACCACGGCATGTGGAGAGTATATCGGAATGAATACACGAAAAACACCTGTACGGGTACACCCATCGAAGAGTACCCTACACGGGAAGAGGCCCGGAAACGAGTATATGAACTGAATGGATGGAAGTATAGGACAAAGGAGGAACCGTAAGATGAAATGCAAGAAATGCGGTAAAGAGGTGGAAGCTGGTTACAACACTCCGGACGGATTTTTCTGTAGCGAGTGCTGGGACAAGGTTTCTGAACGCAAAAAGAAAAAACTGGAACGCGAAGCAATGCTCAGCTATGCCAGGTTAGGTAGAATTTTAAGACTATAGACTATGAATCAGAAAAGGATAACAATCATCATCATTACCATACTGTCGGTTTTCCTGATACCCCTCATCGTGACGGGATTCCTGGTGCTGGTAGTGGGTCGTATATTGGGATGTGCCGGTTACATGCTGATGATGCAGCCGCACGTTGCCAGGAATGAATTACGAAGTATTATTGAAGAACTGAAAGACTTATGGAGAAACAATTAGGAGAAACCTTCATACACAAAGGACTGACGTTAGAGGTGTCCGAAGTGGAAAATACAGAAATTGCCTGTTCCGGCTGTTACTTCTGGGAGCACAATCTATGTTGTTACGGTAACGGACTGGACTGTACAGACGATTCGAGGAAAGATCATAGAAACGTAATATTTAAACTGAAGAAATCATGATGCACAACTGGTTTACATGCAAAATCCGTTACGAAAAGACAATGGAAAACGGAATGAACAAGAAAGTAACAGAACCCTATCTGGTAGACGCTCTCAGTTTTACCGAAGCCGAAAGCCGTATCATCGAAGAAATGACACCTTTCTTTCAGGGAGAGTTTGTAGTTGCAGGTGTAGCAAGAGCAAAGTATGAAGAAATTTTCCCAAGTGAAGAAGAGTCTGCCGACCGCTGGTTCAAATGTAAACTGTGGTTTATTACACTTGACGAAAAGACCGGAGTGGAAAAACGTACCGCCAGCAACGTACTGGTACAAGCTTCCGACCTTCGCGATGCCATCAAGAAGCTGGACGAAGGAATGAAAGACACTTTGGCCGATTACGTGATAGCTTCCGTAGCCGAAACCGCCATCATGGACGTGTATCCATACGAAGCAGACCCCGATGTGAAACCTGAATTTAATGATGCAGACAGAAGATGAAAACAGAAAAGACCTATATCCATCGCCGCGTATGCCTCTGCCGCCAGTGCGGAGGAACCGGCATAGTAATCGAGTATGAAGAGAAAGATGTTCGCCGGTTACATCCTAAGCAGAAAGTATGTCCGCAATGCCAGGGCAGCGGACGCATCTGGCTCAGCGGAGAAGTAACAAAGTATATTGAACCGTATGCAGAACCAGAACCTTAATCTGTTCAAGCCTCGCAGGGTGGCGGCGAAAGTGCATTATAGCGCAATCAACCAGTTCATGTTTGTGTGGATAAAGCACAGCCGCCCCTGCGACTTGAAGGTGCAACGATCACAGCAGAACCCGGAATACCTGGGCATCTGCTTTAACGTTGAAAACACCGGAACAGCTGATATGATGCGTGAGCTGGAACGTGATTTGAAAATTGAAATTATTGATTTATGAACAGAAATCCCCGACACCCATCCAGATGCCGGGGATTTTCTTCCTATGGAAATACTTATGCAAGCGTATTTTGAGAAATAACATATATTTGACCGAGTAAATAGACAGAATAACGTAACAGGATTTCGATATCTCGTTTATTTTTAGTTTATTTGTAGCGGTTTCTAAATGGAAGCGAGATGGAAGAAAAGTTAATAGAGATAATCGCAGAAAATCTGGGTGTAGCGTATGTAGTAGGAATCATAGCCGTCGGACTGCTGATATTCGTTATATGGTGGGCACGTGGAGTTTATGAACGGGTACGCCGTATTGACAAATTGCCATGCGATAACCATTCCATGAAAATGGAAGAACAGGACAGAAGACGGGAAGAAATGGAAAAAAGAGTTATCCGCATAGACGCAACACTGACCTATATGCAAAAAAGCCTGGATGCTTTGGTACAGTCATTGCAAGGCGGCCAGAAAGGCACTCCCGACCCTTTTACACAGGCTCATAGTCCTTTATCATTGACCCTGCTTGGCGAAGAAATGGTGCTTAGAACAGGTATGAGGGAAATGCTGCAAAAGAGGTGGGAGGACATACGTAGAATGGTTGCAGAACACTCTGTATCCAAAAATCCTTATGATATACAGCAATACTGTCTGGAACAGGCAGTTGTGTTTCCTGAAAAGTTCTTAGAACCGCAAGATTTAGATCGTTTAAAAACGGATGCTTTCCAAAAAGGACTTACCCTGACACCTTATATGCGTGCCGTTGCTGTACTGGTACGTGACAGGTATTTTGAGGAAAATGGTATAGACGTTAAGGAAGTAGATGCTTCAGCTCCTACGTCACAAGAAAAATAAGAAAAACGAACAACAGAAATCCCCGACACCCATATCCGGATGTCGGGGATTTTCGTTGTTCGTTTCATTCTCCCGGTTCACCCAGGAATTCTAGAAATGCCTTGTGCTGCAAAGGTGTCAGTGCACGCTGTCCTTTCTGGTAATGCAGTTCCTTCAAGCGGTTCTGAAGTTCATTGTTCATAGTAACCCACCTCCGCAACTGTGTGACGGCGCTTCGTGAGGAGCTATGAGGGAAATACTGTTGTGCAAGGTCTGTAAGATAGATTGCTTTCATTCCACTAAGATACGGATAAAAATCAAGGATAAAAAATTACCCTGCAATAGTTAGCGTACTTTTGCAGGGTAAACAATCAATTACTGCGCTCTACCGGTTCAGGCACCCAGGCCGCTATCAGGGTCTTCTTCTACAACTTTTGCATTAAGACCAGGAACCTTCTTGAATTTCAATGCGTCTACCTGTAATAGGCTGTTGAGTCCCTTACCCGGGCGGAACTGCAAGTGTACGGCTTTGATGAGATCTGCCGTAAACTCCTCTTTGGTGGTGGCTCCTTTAGACCGGAGTTGTGCCTGAAAACTGCCCAGGTTCTCCAGCTTCACGATACATCCGTTCTGGATGTGCTTCTGAATCTGCTTGATGAGTGCACGGATTACGTTCAGCACATCACCGTCGGTTAGGGTGGTACTGTAACTGATATCGTCTGCCAGGTCGTCGATAGTGATTATACCTGCCGCCTGTGCCTTGGCGTAAAATTTACCGGCTACTTCCGGTTCTCTCGGGTCTACAAGTTCTGCCACTGAATACGTGATTGCCATAATGTGTAAGTTTTAAGTTGGTGAATAATTGTGTTTGTTCTGTCATGACGATACGAAATTACACACGATGGCGCAGATGGTGTCGTACAATATGCATAAACGGTAGATTTCTTGCAGAATGTTGTCTTTTTTCTTATTTTTGTCTCGGGTAACAGTTTAGTTTTTAAGGTAATGGAGCGTCGAAAAAAAATAGTAGGAATGAGCTATGCCTTCCGCGTGCAGGAAATCGTACGCATCTACGATGAACATGCGCGCAGCGGGCTTTCGAACCGTGAAATCCTGCGACGGTACATCTGGCCGAAATACCACATCTGCGAGAAGACTTTCTACAACATCATCAATGCCAGCGCCGATCCGCGCGTGACTGAGCGCATCGAACAGGCGGAAAGGCAGCTGTCCCTGTTCGGCTAGTACGATTGGGTGACCAGACACGTAAAGTCGCTGATATCCTCTACCAGCTCCTCGTGGTTGTGATTGGTACTGTTCCCTGTGCGGCGAGTCATGCAGACACTTTCCTTTTCATCTCTTATCCCGAAATTGAAAAGCCAGGCATCAATCTTATCCAGCAAATCGAACCGTTCCAGGGAGTCCTGCTGAAAATGGCTTCCCTGGCGGGCACTTCCTTTCCACGTAGTAACTACATGCAGCCGGAACGGAACGTCGGCCTGCTGGGCATTTCCTCCCATCGTGCGCCACTGTACGGGACGGAACTCGATGAATACCGCCGGGGTGTCGAATGGCTCTTCCTGTTCGATGAACTCCACTTGTTCGTTCCACAGGTCAATGTGTCGGATAACGGGATTCCCATTTTCCTCCTTCAGTTCTTTCAGCCTTTCGGTCAGGCCGAGATAAAGCATACGTCTCATAGTGCGTCAAAGTTTTTAGCGTTGTTGTAAAAGATTTCTTTCAGCAGTTTCTCCAGGTCGGGATGGTTTCCGATGAACTGGCGTTTGGGTATGGTGATTTTGCTGCCTGCCTTTTTCATGGCCATTCTCCGGTAAAATTCGGCTTCCTCGGTAAGCGCACGGTTCCGTTTCGTATTCCGGAGGGTCCCGTTTTTTTTCCGACTGAAGCGCTCGGAATAAGTGACAGGTATTCCGGCTTTCATCCGCTTGCTGCCCGTAATAGTGATATATTTCCACCAGAAATATTTCTTCATCTTCTGAGTCACAGTGATGGTTCCTCCTTCGTTGTGTATCTGCGCATACGGTTCAGTCGTTTCTATCACTACACTGTCACGGTCAGTGATGCGACCCGTGATACTCCGGCGTAGGTTCCCGGTCTTTACAAGCAGCCCCCGGCTCTCATCATCGTTGTATTTACGCCGTGCCCACTTATCGTTAAAGAAAGCTTCCCGCTCAAAGTTCCGGTCGAACTCCTCCAAAGCTTCTGTCCGTATGTCTTTCAGTGTCTCCCTTACCAACAGGTTGATGCGTCGCTGGAGTTCACGGGTTACCTGGTTTGATTTTTCAGCCATGATGCATTGTTTTTAAATGAATTAATCGTATATTTGCAAAGGAGAGAGTGACTCGAGGTACTGGGTTGGATTGCAGATCCTTCACTAAAGGCTTCAGTCGCTCTCTTTTCTTTTTTTCAGTTTCTCCACGATGGAATAAAACTGGCATCTTCCGTCCACCAGTTCCCGGATAACGGCAAATGAATCCTCATCGGCTATGCGGATGCGCAAGTAATGATATTTCATGACCATGGGATTCCTCTTTTCATCCGGACGTTCCAAAACGTGTTCGGCACTTTTCAGCAGATTAATCAGATTATAGACTGCTTCATTCTTTGCCCTTACAAATTTGTGAGGCTGGTTCAATGCTTCCTTGATACCGTTTGAGGTAAATTCCACGGGGTTTTGTATTCCCTGCACCAGCACGGTTTTCCCGACCAGATTCTCTTTAGCCCACTGTCGGACAGCTTTACGCTGTTCCTGCAACCGCTCTTTTCCGGCACGCATTTCCTGAAGCAGTCTGCACGCCCGGCATACCTCATTGTCCGGAATGTCGGCAGCCAGCTTCATCTTGTCGGGACGATAGTCGCACTGGTTGCATTTGCGCAGGGTGTAGCCGTTGTATGCCGGGAAGGTGGTCATCCGCTTGCCGGGGTTGAACATGAACATTTCCTGATACTTTCCGGCGGTGGCCTGACTGCCCAGGTTCATGGCTTCCTGTTCATTGCTCATGGGGTATTTTTCCTTGCGTACCTGTACCACGGTGCAGCGGCAGTTCCATCCGTTGGGCGGGAAATACTTGTCCCAGAACGGGCTGGTTATCGGAAGGGTGATGTTATGCAGCATCCGGTGGGTGCGGCGAACCCGCTTGTCGCCTACGGTGCGGTATTGCAGGTAGTAGCGGTCATTGTCCTGTTCGAACTGCTTCCATCGTGCGGCCATCAGCGCGGATGTCTGGGCGAAGTTGTATTCCGTACGCAGATACTGCACGTTGTAGGCATCATATACCTTTTGAACATCATTTAAGAACTGATTAAACGGCTTGCGGTTTCCTTCCTCGTCCAGCAGGGAGGGAAAAGCCTCGTTCAGCTCATGGAAGGTCTTGATGCCGCTGAACACGTAGTTCGATTCCTTGAGCCGCTGTACCGATATATCGTCCAGCGGTATTTCCTTCAGGGCGGTGTCTACCGCACCATCCAGTACATCGGCATGGGTGTGGATGAAACGCTGCACCTCTTCGGCGGTCAGGCTTTCGGGAGAGACTTCCGCCTGCTGGTACAGCCACCCTATGAGCAGCATCCATCCGGCTTCCAGGGCGGGAAACTCCATGGCTTCTTCCGTTTCCTCCTCTTCCTCAGCCGCCAGTTTCAGGATTTCGGCGTATCTGCGGTGAAGCCCCTTATAATCGTCGGGGCTTAGTCGAAAAAACCGGTTGAGCGAGTATCATCAAGCCCGCTTGAATGATCGAGCGTGAGGTTTTTATCTAAAAAAGGGTGTTCCCCTTCCAGAAATGCCAGTTCCTGCTTTTCCTTTCCGGATTTCTGCTGTGTCGGTTTTCTGACTTCCGGAACCGCTACGGAGGACGTGTCTTTCTTCCGTTTCAGCGGGATATTGTATTTGTCGACAAAGTATTTCGGCTCTACTTCGTAATGCTCCAGTAGCAGACGCTCGTAGGCCACTTGCTGTTCGGGGGTATAGTCTACTGACTCATCCCACGCAAAGCGGAAACCTTTCAGTGGGAATCCGTGACGGATCATGCGGGGGATGAGCTGCCAGTTCACTAAATCACGGATGAGGTCGGCATCCTTCTGAATCAGGTTTTCCAGCATCTTGCGGTGCACTTCACTCTGCGAAAGGCTGGCCCCGTCTTCCATGGTCATCGTGACGGTAAGGATTCCTTTCGATAGTTCCGAGTTACAGCGGTCGATACGTTTGTCGTACACATTGAACGCATCGGCACGGGTGCTTTCCTTCAGGTCGATGGTCGTTCCTTCGGGGAACAGGCCGTAGGCGGCTGCTCCCATGTCGCGCAGCATCCGTTCGATGCGGTCGTATTCCTTCGGATCGCGGCTGGTCGTAGTAGCTACACGGAGCGGCATACCGAAGATTTCGCCGAACATGTCCCAGAACGAACACATATTCTTTTTCGGGATAGTCTGCTGGGCGCATTTCAGATACAGGCCCAGATTATGCGTGCCGCCTGCCTCGATGCACCAGTCGGTCATTTCGCTGTTCCGGTAGTCATAACCCACCTGCCAGGTGTCGTTCTCATGCGTGATGATGACACCGTATTCGGGAATAACATGGGTACGCGGAATCAGGCTGACCCGGTTGTAGGCCATCCGTCCGTCCACTTCCACCACATCGCCCAGTTCGATGAGTGAATGGCCGTAGTAATTGCTTTCCAATGCCAGCCGCAGGAACTCCTTGAACCAGGGAGCTTCCAGCAGTTCCGTCAATTCCGGGTTCTCCACGCCCTTCGCGTCGCAGAGCTTGAAACTCTTGTTCAGCACGAATCCCATGCGCTGCTGTACGCATCCGGTCAGGTGCAGGTCGGCATCCACATCGGTATAGAGATTCAGCAGGCGTGTACGGTTGGGGTTGTCTACGTTGATGGCCATCTGCCATGCACGCCGCCAGTCGGCCAGGTCGCGCCGTGTCAGTGCTTCGGTAAGCAGCTGTAGCTTGACGCTCATTTCCTTGATGCGCCGTCTTTCGGCGGCATTCATCCGGTTGAGATATTCTATTTTCGGTTTCTTTGCCATAATCGTTACCAGATATAGTTGTTACGTTTGTCGGAGCCGTAGCGTATGCCGGCGCCGGTCTGTTCCCCTTCCTCTCCCGTGGGTTGCAGCTCGGGCAGATTCATCACGACCTTGCCACTCTGCACTTCCTTCAGATAAGCCACAGCCTTTTCGTATTGCTCCTTGCGCACTTCATAGCCCATCTTCTGGGGCAGGCTGAGTACCATGAAATACAGGGCCAGATCGGCCATCAGCCCCACCAGATCAGAATTGCGGGCTTCACCTTCGGCAGAAAACGCCTGCTCCATGTCGTAACGGCCACCCAGATAAGAGGTAATGCGTTCGGTGGCCCGACGCTCGGCCCGCATGCGGTTAGCATCGTTGGACTGCTGGATGATTTTCAGCGCGTCGCTGCTCACCTGTATGTAGTCTTCTTCGGTTATAAACATAGTTACCATGAGTTTTTAGGAGGCCGGCGAACACCCAGCCGGGGTGTGAACGAAGCCTCACGGGTTTGTTTCTGTAGTTTGTAGATGGCACCTTCACTTGCATCGGGAAAGTCATCGTGTGCCCGGCTGCCCTGTTCGAAGGCCAGCGTCTGGTCGATTCCGGCACGCATGTCAGGATCTTCTTTCAGTTTTTCGTTATAAAAGAAGTAGCCACGTTCCCACAGTGGACTAATAGCCTCCACACGGGCGAACTTGTCGGGTTTCTTCCGTTTGTCGGGCATAATGGGAAGCTGGTAGCCCCGTGCGTCGCCTTCACGCTGAAATTCATCGAGGATGGTGTCCTGCATGAAGTTGGCTTCCATGTATATGCTGACTGCCGCATCTTCGGGCAGTGACTCGTAGACATCGTAGAGCCAGCGAACCATTTCGCCCACGCTGCACTGGCGGCAGAAGGCACGCAGCAGATGCAGTTCCCGGTGGGAGGCGGTTTTTAGTCCACGCCTGGGACGACCTATCATGGCGGCAGCCTTGTAGTCGTTCTTTCCGGATGATTTCCACGAAGGGTCGATGTAGAGCACTATCTGCTCGTAGTATTTCAGTTTCAGCATCGGCCGCCAGCGTATCCACCGTTCTTGGAACACGGCTCCCTCGGTAATGGGATTGTTCATGTATTCCTTCTGGAACGAGCGGTAACCCATGAACTCTTCTTTGCTCCGCAGTTTTTCGATGGTGTAGAACTCCGGCCAGGCCGGATTCCCGTTACGGTCAATAGCATTTACCTCGATGGTTTTCACCGTGGGACTGTCGATGATCTTCTGTAGCACGGAGTTTTTTGCAATCAGGTTACCTACCATGATGAAACGTCCGTCCTTGCCGCCGAAGCAGCCGAACAGGGCTTCCTTTATCCAGTTGGTCATTTCCCGTACACGGGCTTCGCTCCGGCACATTTCATCGTCGTCCAGGTCGTCCACCACGATATAGTCCGGACGCATCTCGCGAAAGCGCAAGCCACGGGGCGACTGGCCACGTCCACGTGAGAAAAAGGCGCACTGGTCTTTGGTGACAAATTCGCCTTCCTGCCACATGCCGCTGTTGTACTGTTCGCCGAAGTCCCGGATGAGGTACTGGTTATATTGCAGTTCTGCCTGCAAATCTCCCAGCAGGCCGTCGGCGCTGTCTTCACTTTTGCCGACCAGTACCATAACGTGCAGCTCATCCCGGAATTTCAGCCAGAGCGGTATACCGATGTCCAGGTGTACCGACTTGGCATGACCGCGCGGCCACTTACAGACCAGCCGCAGCTCCGGATGTGCGGCGATGTAGCGTGCAGCTTCGTTGTGAAATTTCGCATTCGGGCACTGGCAGTAGTGTGACAGGTAGCGCTGGCAGAAACAGTCGTAATCCTTCAGGGCACGGGCGATGTTCCGCCTGCGTTCCGCTTCGGTTTCTACCCGTTCCTGCGAGGTCATCCGTTCCACCCGCTTGCAGTGTTCCTGCCATCGTTTCAGGGCTTCTTTCTTTTCCTGCTCTGTCATGCTTAGCCTCCTTTCTGGGCGAAGAGTTCATTCAGGTAATCGTTGTGCAACTGGTTTACGAGCTGGAACAGTTCGTTGGTCAGCTGGGGATACTTGTCACGGTTGGCCGCCAGCCAGTTCTCGAAGTCGATCATCGTGTCGATGCGGTCTACCACGCTGGCTTTCTTCTCCAGCTTCTCGATGGCCGTGGCCGTCTTGATCAGCTTGTCGCCCAGGCTGGCCAGCATATCCTCGTTGCCCGGCTCGTTCGCCTTGTCGAGCAGGGAATTGATGGAAGACAGCAGCTTGTTTACCAGTTCCGGACGGGTAATGTTGCGTGCCGCCTTCATTTCTTTCCAGCCCAGGGTATTGATCCACCGGCTGAGTGTCTGACGGCTCACTTCCACTTTCTGAAGAATCTCTTCCTGCGAAAGTCCGCTCATGTAGAGCACCCGTGCCAGCTCCTGTTTTGTGTCGTTTTTAGCCATGTTTTACCTTGTGTTTAATATTCGTTTAAGGCAAAGTTCATCCATTTTCGTGCATTCAGGAAAAAGAGGTGCAAGCGTTACAGAGAACAGTGTACAGGTTACGCACTTCCTTGCAACCGTTACACACTTTTTTGTCCGGACAGGAAAGGCAGAGTAAGTTTGCGTCAAATGAACGGAAAAATGGCAAAACGAATCAGAATATCGAACGAAACGCTGAACTGCTACGGCACGTGGATCCGTACCGAAGGCATCGAGCTGACACAATTTAACCGGAATCCCGTACTGCTCTGGATGCACCAGCGGGGCGTGGTAATAGGAATGATCAAGGACATACGCGTAGCGGATGGAGAAGTGACCGGCGAACCCTGGTTTGATGAGGTACGCGAAGAATCGCGTCTGGCAAAGCAGCAATGGGAAAAGGGCACGCTACGTATGGGTTCGCCCAACTTCGAGATACTGGAAACAAGCGAAGACGCTGCCTTGCTGAAACCCGGACAAACCCGTCCTACCGTGACCCGCTGCAAGCTGATGGAATACAGCATGGTGGACATCGGCGGAAACGACGACAACATCCGGCTCTCCTACGAGGGACGGGAACTCAGGCTGGATGCAGGAGGCGGATGCGACCTGCCGCTGTTGAAGGAAAGCTTAAATGAAAACCAAACATTACAGACAATGAACGAACAACTGAAAACCATCGCCCTGATGCTGGGGCTGGCGGACACCGCCACACTACAGGAAGTGCAGAAACAAATTAACGTGTTGCTCGGCTACCAGACGGCCAACGCGACGCTGCGTACCGAAAAGGAAAAGCTGGAAAAGGAACTGGACACCCTGCGTCTGTCGGGCATTACCCAGCTGGTAGAAGAAGCCGTAACTTCCGGAAAGATTGAAGCAGGGAAGAAAGCCCACTTTATCGAGCTGGGAAAGAAAGTAGGCCAGGAAAGCCTGAAACTGACCTTTGAGGCCATGCACGGCACGGTAAAGCCGTCGATGATGCTGAACCGCACCACCTCGCAGACGGCAGGCGACTGGAAGAAACTGAGCGAAGTCCCGTCAGAGGAACTGAAACTGATGCGCAAGGACGACCCTCAGCTGTACCGCAAGCTGTACAAGGCTGAATACGGTGTGGACTGTCCCGAACTTAACTGATTGTTGAACACAAATTAAAACACGAACATGAGAAAAGAAATCGTAAAATTCGTAACCGGCACACTGGTGAATGTGCTGATGAGTATCGTTATCCTCTTTCTGCTTGGAGTACCGGACGCAGGATTCTGGGGACTGATTGTGGGCGTGGTGCTTCCGATGGCACTGGGAAAGTTTCTGCCGAAAGGTGCCGCCCTGGAAGGTGTCTATACCGAAGTGTGGACGGGCGAGCTGGTGAAGCAGCTTCGCGGAGGTATGACTGCCTCCTGGCTGGACGGAGTATCCGATTATTCGGCTGCGGTGAACAACGAAGTGGTGCATCTGGTAGATGTGGGCGGTGACCCGGACGTGCTGATTAACAACACGACGTATCCCATTGCCGCACAGGAACTGGAGGACGGGGATATCGCACTGGGCCTTGACAAGTTCCAGACCAAGAAAACAGCCGTATCGGACGACCAGCTCTTTGCTATCTCCTACGACAAGATGGGCAGTGTGATCGAGCGTCACGGTGACGCCATCACCATTGCCAAATTCAAGAAAGCGGCCCATGCACTGGCTCCGAACAGCAACACGGCGAAAACACCGGTAGTGCCCACTTCCGGCGAAGATGACAATGGACGAAAGAAATGTACCCGAAAGGACATCATCGCCCTGAAACGCAAGCTGGATGCCTTACAGGTTCCCACTGCAGGCCGCCGTCTGGTGCTCTGCTCGGATCACGTGAACGACCTGCTGGAAGACGATCAGAAGTTTCGCGACCAGTATTATAACTACACAACCGGAAAGATTGCCAACATGTACGGCTTCGAGGTGTACGAATTCGAGAACTGTCCGTACTTCACCAAGGAAGGGACCAAGGTTCCGTTCAAGAACTCGCCTTCGGGTACTGACCATCAGGCATCCTTCTGTTTCTACACCAAGCGTGTGTTCCGTGCACAGGGTAGCACCAAGATGTATTACCGCGATGCACAGACCAACCCGGAATACCAGCAGAACGAAGTGAACTTCCGTCACTACTACATCGTACTGCCGAAGAAAATGGAAGCTCTCGGTGCCATCTACAGTTACGATGGAGCGACCGAACAGACTTCCGATCAGGAAGTGGAAGCAGACAAGAACTGGGCTACCGTACGCCATGAAGCTGAAGCCGCCAAAATGGCTATGGTCCTGTCTGAAGGAGGAGAAAAAGGTGTAAACGGACTGGAAGAAAAGTTGCAGGAAGATCCCGCAGCTGGTGAAGAACTTGAAGCATAAGGAGGGCTGAGCCATGAAACACTTTACAATGGGTGAACTTTGTGCAAGTTCCACCGCCGACGCCCGTGGAATCAAGAATACACCACCTCTACAGGAGGCGGGCAACCTGAAGGCTCTGGCCGATAACGTGCTTGACCCGCTGCGTGAATGGTACGGGAAACCGGTCTATGTGAACAGCGGCTACCGCTCGCCGATACTGAACAGGCTGGTAGGAGGTGCCGCAAACTCTCAGCACCTGAAGGGCGAGGCTGCCGACATCACAGCCGGGAGCCGGGAAGAGAACCGGAAACTCTTTGAGTACATCAAAAGCAACCTTCCATTCGACCAGCTGATTGATGAAAAGGACTTTTCGTGGGTGCATGTGTCATACAAACGAACTGGAAACAATCGGAAACAGGTATTGAAACTTTAGACGCTTATGGACTTGACCCTGTTACAGACACTATGGGACTGGCTGCTACCTGCCGGTTGGCTGGCCACAGCCATCGCCTGGTGGCGTGACCGGAAAATCTACAAGGTACGGGTGGTAAAGGAATCGGAAGGCACCTACAAGGAGCTGTACGATGACCTGAGCGCCACCGTACTGGAACTGAGTAAACAACTTAGAAAACTGAACGAACGGAATATAACCCATGAAACAGCACTACGTAAAATACATGCTTGCAGGTATGCTGACCGTTGCCCTGCTATCCTCTGGATGCGGCAGCAGCAGAAGGGTCAGCTCGGAAACCGTCCGCTCGGACTCTCTAACCACGAGCGTAACCGAGCGAACAACCTACGCGCCGGTCCCGAAGAGGACGGCGAATCTTTCGGTGAGTGCGGAACAGTGGCTGAACCTGAACAGGCTCCCTGAAGGCTATGGCATAAGTACCAGACAGGACGGTCTGAACATTGACATCAAATCGGACGGAGAAGGTGGCGTGAACGTCACGGCTACAGCCGACAGCCTGGGGCGTGAAGTGACAACCGTACGCAAAGAAACCACGAACCACATCCGCGACGAAACCGTGGTTACGGAGCAGCCTAAAGCAAGCATCTGGGAACGGACCGGGAAATTTCTGTTACCCGTTTTCGTCGCAATCCTCCTGATTGCAGGAACAATCATTTATCACAAACTAAAAAAATAAGACAATGGCAGATACAAGCAACGGACTTATGTATGGCGTAGCAGCCGTAAAATTCAAACCCTCATCCGGTGAAGAAAAGACCCTTGGCTGGTTGGATCAGAACGGAATGCAGCCTGCAGGAAGCGCACCGACCTTTTTAGAAGTGTTCGCCGCACAGGTAATGGACGGGGCGGTGGATTCCATCATGACCAACCCGGGCAGTGACGCATTTACGATGAATCTTATCAAACTGGATGCTCAGAGCATGGTTGACGTATTTGGCGGAAAGAAAGGAACGAATGGTTCCTATACACCACCGACTACATTTGTGTCTACCGGGGTACTCACCATTTCCATGCATTCCGGTCATAGCTTCCGTATCTTTAATGCCCGACTGAGCAAAAACGGATGGCAGAACGGTATAAACATGCAAAACGTGCTGGCAATGGGTATCCGTGTGGATATGCTGAAACCTACAGACGGCAAGGAAAGACGTTTCCGTATGTATTCGCCGGGAGAAGACCCGGATGAAACCGATACAACCGAAGATGCGGCAGGATAATGGAGACACGTGACATTGAACTGTTGGCAGGCATCGCCCTCGAAGACGGGGGTATCAGCCTGCCGCTTCATACGGTACTTAGAAAACGTCCTTTCCGCATCATCATGAAGATTCCTACAACCGGAAGTCTTATTCATGTCAGCATGAGGTACTTGAGGATGGGAGTAACACCGGATGAATATGATGGTTACGACCAACATCAACGTATCCGATTCGTATTTTTACACGGGAAGGATATTAGTCGGATAATTGCTGCCGGTATTGTCAGGACCCCAATTCTGAGAATAATACTGAACAGGCCCGTAGCCTGGTTACTTAGAGAATTGATGACTCCTCATGAATTGGCAACTGCCTGGAGGCAGATTCTGAGCAGCACATCCACTTCGGATTTCGGAGATATTACCAGATCGGCAGATGCAATGAACAAACTGCAACGGCTGATGATGGGCCAACCCGAGAAAGAAAACGTAGAGAAGAGTTAAAGAAGGGACATACGGAACCTTCCCATAGCATCTACGGCGTAGTGGGGCAAATTGCCACAGAAACCGGATGGAACATAAATTACATCCTTAACAAAGTTAACGTGGTAACCCTCCAGCTCATGATGGCGGACATGCCGCACTGGGTTTCTCCGCAGCAGCCGGACATGATGCAGCAGATCCGCGAAATGGAGGAACGGGAGAAACAAAGGAACAGTCACAGACAAACAGATAACACGAACACGACAAGGGGAATGAACCCGTTGGAGTTCTTTACCAAATACGCAGTAAAAGATTAAGGATATGGCAGTACCTGTACAGCTCGAAATATTCATGAAAGATCTTACCAAAGCCGGACTACAGAGCGTGGGTAAGAATGTGGATGATGTGGAAAATCAGACTTTGCAACTGATATCTGCATTGAAACAGGTAATTGCCGAACAGAAACACCAGTTGGAGGTCAACAAGGCTGCGGGTCTTAGCTATACTCAGGAGGCCGCCAACATACAGGCACTGACAGGACAGGTACGCGGACTGGAAGCCGGACTGAAGGAACTGAAAAAGACGAAGGAAGAAACCGCAAAGACACAGCCTATCGACATCGACACCGAAGCCGTTACCCGTAAGGCAAACAACCTGAAGATGCAGTTCAGCCAGGTAGCTAGAGAGCTGCCTTCACTTGCCATGGGACCGCAGATGTTTATCCTCGCTATCTCAAACAACCTTCCTATGCTGGAGGATGCCATTTCGGATGTGCGTAAACAGAACGAACTTCTGGCCGCATCCGGACAAAAGGGTGTGCCAGTATGGAAACAGTTAGCCAGTTCCGTATTTTCCTGGCAAACGGCGCTGGTGGCGGCGATTTCTTTAGGTATTGTGTTCGGGAAAGATATTATGGACTGGGTAAAGAATTTAGGAAAAGCCAACAAAGAACTTTCCGAAACGCAGAAGTTACAGCAGGCTGTAAATACCTCCCATCGTGAGGGAGGAAAAGCGGCTTCTGAGGAATCAGCCAAACTTAAAATTCTTTATACCGCCAGCCAGGATAGTAGTAAATCCATGAAAGAACGAAACAAGGCTGTGGATGAATTACAAAAGATGTATCCTAGCTATTTCGGTAAGCTGACAAACGAGGCTATACTTGCGGGGAAAGCCGCATCTGCTTATGATGACTTAACCAAAGCCATTATCCGTAAAGGTCAGGCACAAGCGGCTGAGGATATCGTGGCAGATTATTCAAAGCAGAATTTCCAGTTGCAACGGAATATAAATGCAGATACAAACTGGACAAACAGAAATAAGGCTGAATATGAAAAAGCATTGAAGGAACGTGAAAAAATGTGGGAAAATTACCGAAAGGTGAATCAAGGAAGCATCATCGTAGACAGCGCAGCGAAAGCATGGATCAGTAATACACCGGAAGGTAAACTGATAGAAGAATATGAACGCCGTATGTCAAATATCAAGAAGTATACTGACCAAATAGCGAAGAACAATAAAATTATAGAAGGTACAGTAAAACAGATTGATACATCGGCTTATATAGATGATGGGCTGGATGGTAATTATTCAAAATCTACTAAAGAAAAGACCGATTACGCCTCACAATTGGCCGATGCCCGTGTAAAGGCCCAGCAAACAACCGAAAAGTTGCGCCTACAAATTATGCTGGAAGGTATCGCAAAGCGAAAAGCACTGGCAAAGCAGGAATACGACGATACCATATCTGAGATTGACAAAGAAGAACGTGATACACTTTCCAAAATGGACAAGGCGCGCAAGCAGGGAGATAATATACCGCAGAGTCAGTACGATTCTGTCAAGCAGGAAGCACAGACGCAGCGGATTCTGGCAGAGCAGGTATATAATGAGCAGATATTTCAGATAGAAAAGGAATACCAGGATAAATCGTCCCAGTCACTGATTGACTATTACAAGGAATACGGGACTTATCAGGAAAAGAGATTGGCCATAGCACAGGACTATGCCCGCAAGATAGCTGCCGCCGAAACGGAGGGAGAAGTAAAGACTCTTACCCGTCAGCGTGACGATAAACTCGCCAGCCTGGATTTTGAGGAAATGAAGAAAGGAATGGACTGGGAAAAGATTTTCGGCGATTTGGATAAGGTCTCGACCACTACGCTGGAAAAACTGCGTGAGAAGCTGAAACAATACCTGGAAGGAATCGGTGACGACATCAGTCCGGAATCCTTCAAGGAAGTGATGGATGCCTTCAATAACCTCGATGTGGAACTGGCCGACCGTTCCCCGTTCGAGACTCTGAAATCGGGTTACAAGGATTATAAAGCAGCCATGCAGGAAGTGGAGGCGGCTCAGAACCTGCTCAAGCAGGCACAGATGGCCGGAACCGTTATCGTGGAAGAATATAACGAGGAAACGGGTGAACTCACCCGTGAACTGATTACACAGGCGGAAGCGGAAGAACGTCTGCGGAACGCACAGGATAAACGATATAACGCCCAAAAGACACTTACACAAGCCGTCAATTCCATCGGCCAGAAGGGAGAAGCTGTTGTCAATGCGGGGAATGACATTGTGGACATGATGACCAGCCTGGGTGTGGAAGTTCCAGAAGCATTGCAGGGTGTACTTGGAGGATTGGGTACAATTACGTCCTCGTTGGCATCCATCGACTTCACAAAACCTTTTTCTGTCCTAACCGGTATAACCGGTACCCTAAAAGGAATCGGTCAGACAATCGGCGGTATCATGGGTTTCGGTGGTGCAGACTATTCGGGCTATGAAGAAATGAAGTCACGTTACGAGGGACTGATTGATATCTGGGATACGTTGATTGACAAGAAGACAGAATACATCGACATCGATTACGGGACCGAAGCCCAGAAGGCCGCTGAAGAGGCTATCCGTTTGACCGAAACACAGATTGAAAGGCAGCGGCAGCTTATCAAGCAACTTGCCGATAGCGGAAAAAGTGCAGGTTCGCACTCTCTTGGAGTACGAATCTACGATAGGCTGAACAGCCAGGACTGGGAACGGATATCCAACCTGGTTGGTGAAAAAATCACGCATGAGTACCAGTTGTGGGACTTGTCACCTGGACAGATAGAAAAACTGTTGTCAGATGAAAAACTCATTTCTGTACTTGACACCGTAAACAGTGACTTTGTAGAATACCTGCAAAACATTGTTGAATACGGTGAGCAGCTCGAAGACATAGCCAACAAGGAACAGGAGGCCATTACAGGAATTGGGTTCGACGCGTTCAGGGACGGATATATTGACTTGATTTCCGATTTGGAATCCACCAACGAAGACCTGGCAGACAATCTGGAAAAGAATCTCCAGAATGCTTTCTTCCGCTCGCTAATAGCCGACAAATACAAATCGCAAATAAAAGCGCTCTACGATAACTGGGTGAAGATGGGTGAAAACGGCCTGACAAAGGACGAAGTGGAGATACTGAGGAATCAGAACCAGACGATGATCGAGCAGATGCTGAAGGATCGGGAGGAACTGATGGAAACTTTCGGGTGGCAGGCGGAATCATCCTCTACGGGTAGCAGCCAATCCCCCAGCAGCGGTGCGCTTACTACCATGAGCCAGGACAGTATATCCGCTTTCGAGGGGATAGGCCGCAACATGCAGACGCACCTGGCTAATGTGGACCGATTTGTACAGGAACTTAGGGAAACTCAGAAGCTGGACAGCGAGACGTTGGCTACCATCGCTTCACATACGGCATACATCGTACTGATTTATGATTTAATGGAAGACATGAAGTTGAACGGAATAAAGATGCAATGATGGATTTAACAGGTTACATGACAATAAACGGGACCGATATCTGGACGGAATACGGAGTGTTCCTCGGTGAAACAGAAGCAGGTGGACATGTAAACATGGACGCTCTTCTACGTGTACCGAAAGCCAAAGAAATTACCAAGGTAGACTTTCGGGAACGGACGGGCGTAGAACTTCCCGATAACCCGAACGTCAAGCTGAGCAGCATCGAACGCACCTTGCAGTTCTGGTTACGTTCAAACAACAAATACAACAGGCTTCAGAAGTATCAGGAATTTATGAGCCTGATAACGTCCGGTATGTTGACCATAAGCATAAAGGATTACCGTACCTATAAAATGGTCTATCAGGATATGCCTATTGAACCGGATTGGTACGTCAGCTACGAAGGGGACCGTTTCTATGCATTCTTCCAGGTCAAGTTTCTGGAACCACAACCTTCAATTTAATAAGCATTTAATAACAATTTAAAACACGATAAAATGGAACTGAACATCTATAACAAATCCGGGAATCTGATACTGACGGCAAGTCCCAATACGTCTTCATCCTTGACGGAAGAAATCGGTGGAGAATGTAGTGTATCGGCTTCTTTCACACATACCAGTTTCATTTTACTCGATGTAGACACTTATATTGAGCTGGAAGGCGTTCGCTATAAAGTAAAATCCCGTTATCGCCCGAAACAGAAGGACACGCAGACTTACGAATACAGTGTGAAGTTCTATGCGCCGATACACGATGCGGAAGACACGCTGATGCTGTTCCAGGAAGGCGGAACTACCTCTGAATTCAGTTACGACGGTGGTCCGCGCGAACACCTTCAGCTTTGGATTGATAACATGAACCGCCGTGCAGGCGGAAATCTGTGGAGCATCGGAACAGTGATTACCGCAGATAACAAGACTATTGATTATCGGAATGTGAAGTGCTGGGACGCGGCTTTCGGCAGCAACGGCATCGCCGCCACATTCGAAACGGAAATGTGGGCGGACGGTTATGCGATAAATCTCTGCAAGGCAGAACGTGGAGAAATCGTTGAACTGGGATACCTTCAGGGGCTTACGAATCTCGCCCAGGAAGATAACGGCGAAGTGAAGTTCTTCACCCGCCTGTTCCCACTTGGGTCTACGAAAAATATTGATGCGAGTAAATACGGATATTCCCGTCTGCAACTTCCCAGCCGTGCCATGTATGTAGATAAGAACGTGGACTTGTATGGTGTTAAGGAAGAAACTGAAGAAGCTGCGTTCTCTGAGATATATCCTCAATATGTGGGTACAGTATCTTCTGTCAGGACGGAAGAAAAAACGAATGAGGAAGGACGGGAATATACTGTGTATTATTTCAAGGATGACGGCATGAACTGGAATCCGAAAGACTACGAGATTCCGGATCTGGACTATATGTTACAGTTCCAGACAGGTGAACTGGCTGGCCGTGGAACGGAAGGATCATTCCAGGCAGCCTGGCATGAAGACACACGGGAATGGGAAATAATCAACGTATACCCCAATGATACAACGCAGATTCCAGGAGATGTAATTATCCCCAAACCTGGAGACACATACATTCCGTGGAATTTCTCCATGCCGCAGGAGTATGTCACAGCTGCAGAACAGGCATACGAGCTTGCTGTAAATAATTTCCTGTCAAGTTACAGTTTCGACCCCAATAAATACACCGGCACAACAGACAGAAACTACATCGAGCGGAACGCCACACCTCTCCGTATCGGATGGAACGTCCGATTACTGTCGGAACAGTATTTCAGTACAACCGGAGGATATAAAGATACCCGTATCACAAAAGTGCAGCGCAAGCTGAACGATTTGTGCCAGGCGTCGATTACCTGCACGGACAAAATCGGAACTACTTGGAAATCCTCAGTTGAAAACAAGCTGGACAGCTTACAGTATGTAATGACGAAGCAGGAACAGCAGGCAATTATTGATATAATAAAGACAACAGACAGCAAGACACCGAGTGATTATAATGTATTGTCTGCACTGAAAGCGATAGGTATGTTTCTAAGAAAAGACAAGCCTGATAGCACAAATTATCTTATAAAGTTTTTGGGTGGTCTTATCTCCGACAATATCGAATCTCAGGATTTCGCCTCCGGCCCGTTCGGTACTGGTTATGTACTGAAACGTGACGGGAAAACCGGGAAATCGTACATGGAGATAGACGAACTCTATGTGCGTTTGAAGGCTTATTTCGACACACTTGAGATAAAGCACCTGACACATGTAGGCGGGCGGTTTGTGGGATCTCCTGCCGGTATGAAATGTAACCGGGTTGAAATTCTGAGTGGTGAGTCGGAAACACTTTTCGACAAATCCGGCAGTCAGCTTTTCGACTCCAACAATGATCCGTTAACATCAATGGTTGCTGGAGGAGAACAGGTATACCGTTGCTACTTCAACAACACCGATGAAGAAAGGGAAATTGTAAATGAATTTGCAATTGATGATTTGGCACAGTGCAGGGAGTTCAATGTAAAGGAAGGGACATCCCACAACGTATCCAATCAATATTATTGGCGTAGGGTTGTCGGATTGGGCGAGAATTATATAGACCTGTCCATGACCGACTGTGACAGTGGAAGCATGGAACCGAAAGCCGGCGATGAAATTGTCACTATCGGCAACAAGACAAATCCGGCCAGGCAGCATGTGTTCTATCTTTCTGCATACGATGAGGATGCACCCTGCTTCAAATTGTACAGTGGTATCAACTCCTATTCAATGCTGAATAAGGAGATTTCTGTCATATCCCCCAATGCGGACAAGAACGTGTTTACGGGGCAGGTTGTCATCAAACCCGGTTCTGTCGGTTTTGGGAATCTGTCGGATGCACCGGATATGGGACTTATCGAATCGGAGATAAACAATGCCAAGAACGACGCGGCCAACGCCCAGGAAGCGGCTTCCAACGCCAAAGAGGATGTGAATGACCTGAAAGGTTACGTTGACGGCGCTTTTGCGGACGGAATCATCACGGAAGCGGAGGCGAAAGCAATCGCCACCTATATCAATACGGTGGAGAGCACTTCGCAGGCTGCCGCAAAATCCTATTCGGAACTGTACAACAACGGTTATCTGGAAGGTTCTGCAAAGGTATCTCTGGGTAATGCCTATGCATCCTTCGTTAGTTACAAGGATACGCTCCTTAATGCCATCGAAACGGCCATTGCGGACGGAAAGACCACGACAGCGGAAAAGGCATCCGTGGACAGCGCCTTCTCAAGATACAACACTGCCTACGCATCTCTCTCCACCGCTATCGAAACGGCCAACAAGTCTATTCAGGACAAACTGAAAGGATATTCTGATAATGCTCAAATGGCCGCTGATGAAGCGAAGAATAATGCCGCGCAGGCCATGGAAGATGCTAATGAGGCCAAGAATGCAGTATCTGACCTTAACGATTATGTTGACGGTGCGTTCGCCGACGGGATTATCTCAGAAACTGAAGCGAAAGCAATATCCACCTACATAAACACTGTAACCGCTACAAAGAAAGAGGTTGACGCTACATATACAACGTTATACTCTAACGTATACCTTACGGGTACGGCAAAAAGCAGCTTGTATTCTGCAAAGAACAGCTTCAATACGGCAACTTCTAACTTGATTACTGCGATACAATCAGCTATAGCTGACGGAAAAACTACATCATCTGAAAAGTCAAACGTAGATAGTAAGTTTACTGCGTTCAATACAGCTTACGCTAACCTTGCAACGGCAATAGGGAACGCAAACAAATCCATTCAAGATAAAATAAAGGAGGAAGCTATTGCTGAATCAAAAAGCGACTTGGATGCACAAATAGGCGAAGTTTCAAAGGCTGATAAGGGTGAGATAGCCAAGAATATGGGCTACGCAGACTATGAAGAAATGCAGTATTATGCGGAGCGTGCGCAGACGGTCATTAAAGGGGGACATATTAATACTGAACTTATAGAAGCCAGTCTGTTGATTACATCTCAGATTATTGCAAATGCGATCAAGACGAACACACTGAATGTAAACAACAAGTTCCTGATTTATAGTGACGGCTCTGTTGATATGAGCGGCATTTTTCATTCTTTGGGAAAAAAGACTGAACTGGTCATATCAAACGGTTACGTGAGAATCATGTACAACGGGAATGATGTCGCTAAATTGTCCGTTAATGAAAATACTGGAATGCCTGAACTATCAATGTATTATGAAAACAGAGGAGTAGTTATAACGGCTGAGAAAATATTGATGAAGACCGGAAGCGGACAAGGTACACTCGAATTGGATGCATCTTTAATTGGTAGTGGAAGAATTAAAAAGAAAAGTGACGGAACATTATACGTTACAAGTGGAGAATATGAAATGATAACAGTAGGTATATCTGCTTCTCCTTCTTATGGGGGAACAACTATACCTTCACCAAGTTCATTACATATTGTATCTAAGGGACAGATGGAAACAGTTCAGGCCATACCGGCAGACGGCTACGAGTTTGATCGATGGAGTGACGGAGGGTCACAGACTCATACGGTTACTTGGAGTACGGCAGGGCAATCTCTCATTGCTTATTTCACGAAGAAATCAGAAAACAAATACACACTTTCACTTTCATCAAGTCCTTCTTCTGGAGGGTCTACAAGTGGACAAGGTTCATATACTGCTGGCTCTAAAGCTTACGTTACTGCTACTGCAAATAGCGGCTATCGGTTTGTACGATGGTCAGATGGAGGCTCTCAGTCACATTATGTGACTATGGATTCAAACAAATCGCTTACAGCATATTTTGAAGCTTATTCAGTAACAGGTGATGAAATATTTACCGGAACAGCTTTGACAAGTTCCTCGTTTTGGAAAACTGGGGGGAGTTCAACAGTTTCAGTATCAGGAGGAATAGCCACACTCAAATTTACAGGTAGTGCGGACAATAGTGATGATGTATATTTCAACGAAGGATATTTGGGTGGTAAATTGGAACAAGGTCATCAATATCTTCTTATCATTGAAATAAAATCAAGTGTATCAAATACAACAATCGTTGGAGATATATGTGATAGAACAATCAGTAGCGGTAGCTATAGTAGTGCTACATACGATGGAGCTCTATTCTATGGTTATGCTTTGAATGATGGAGTTATTGATACCTCATACAAAACCTTACAAGCAAAATTTACAGCAGACAGAGATACTACTGTAAATGACAAACTTTGGTTAATTGCAGTAGAGAAATGTACATTGTCTATTAGAAAAATATCATTGAAGGAGATATGATGAGAATAATACTATTAATGTTCATCACAGCAATTTCATCATGCTCAGGACCGATTCCGAGAGCAGACGATGAGGAAAGAGAGGTTATAGAGATAGTCTATGATACGGTTTACAACGAGTACGAATATGAAATAACGGTAGGATATGGGAGTAATCAGCAAGACAACAGAGGAAATTAATACTTTACTTGATAAAGTAGAAGGTATGCCGGATGAAGGTGTATCAGGTAAAACACCTGTGCTAGAAACTGGTAGTACAACAACATTAGATCCGGGACAGAACGCAACGTCCGAAGTAGTCGCTAATGGTACAGATGAAAGTGGGAATCCAAAGTATAAGCTGAACTTCGGTATTCCACGTGGGTATGATGGTAGCAGCATGGGCGGTGGAGGTGTTGCTGATTCGGTACAATGGGCAAACGTGCTTAACAAACCTACATGGGTTAATTCTGCCACAAAACCTACCTATACTGCAACTGAGGTCGGAGCATTACCTGTAGACACGATAATACCAAGTAAGACAAGTCAATTGGCTAATGATAGTGGATATGTAACTTCCTCTACACTAAAAACCATAAACGGGCAAAGCATTGTTGGTGAAGGGAACATAGAAATTTCGGGAACTGGTAGCGGTATAGCAGATGCACCGTCTGACGGACAAACTTACGGACGTAAAAACGGGGGTTGGGCTGTGATAACTGGAGGTACAGGTGGTTCTGTAGATATATCAGATATTATGCAACGTATTGTGCAACTTTCAGAAATTGAAGGGACATGTACAGATGAAGACTATAATACACTGAAAGGATATGCTGACAATGGTATAGTCACATACGCAAACATAGAAGACACTTCAATGATTTTTCAGGTAAAAAATCTTGATGGTGTTATTCAATTCTTATATGAGGTTGACGATGTCCAACTTGCTAGCGTGGTAATATTTATTATAGATACTTCAAAGAAAGTATCAGTCGCCAACAATATCTTTTATACTATTGATAATTATGGCTCAGGCCTTTTAGGAAGCTACTCAAAACCTTCCTCGTATTCTGCCATTACTAAAGACGATACAATTTCTGCTGCTATCGGGAAGCTGGAAGCAGGGATTGGCACAGGAGGTAGTTCTGATGATATATATTACTTGCCAACTGCTGTACTTACTTTAGACACTCTAGCTACAAGTGAAGAAATTGTAGCTGCATTTGGTGGTTCAGATAAAAGAACAGAATTGGTCAATGCTATTAAAGCCGGTAAGAAAATATATATTCAAGGGAACGAGACTTATTCAAGTGTACCAGTATCTGCTTATAATTTTTTTAACACACTCCCCTCCATCGCTTTTATTAGAAGAAAAAACACGGAATACACTGAAATTATTAATGTTACATTTGGAATTTCGAATAGTAATATTAAAGTTGTAAATCAATTTGGATATAAAGTTAACGGTAAAGTAAATCTTTTAACTACGGATTCAACAAACGAAGAAATATCAGCAGCTTTAGGCGGGATAGATGGTGTGAAAAATTTAAAGAAAGCTATTGAAGATGGTAATTCAATATATACGACCTTCTATAATGGCCCTTCTACAGAGATTAAATCAGCTAGACTTGGTCTATCGGTAGTTATTACATCAGATGACGGTAAATATGAAATTACAATATGTGGAGTGCAGGGAGAAGGATTTTTAATGGGACTAAATTTAGGATATTTATACATTACTTATGAAATATCAAGTAATACTTTTACATGCCAAAGATACAATAACACTGGAATTTCTTAAACAACATCAATTATGATAACGATATTATCAGTTCTATCAGTTCTGTGCATCGCCACCTATACGGCAGCGGTATGCATAAAATTCAAAGGTGTGCCAAGTTCCATCTCGGCCACGTTCTACAAGTTGGAACACAAGTTATGGTTCGGTGCCACTATGGTTCTGACGGCCTGTCTGCTTATGCCTGCCATACTGGAGATCACTCCAGATAGCTACCAGTTCACTGCTTTTCTGGCATGTGTGGGCTTGATAATGGTGGGGGTTGCTCCGAACTTCCGGGAAGGGATAGACCGGAAAATTCACACAATCGGAGCGGTTCTATGCCTGGTGTTTTCCCAGGTGTGGGTCGGTCTCACTCTCCCGTGGATGCTGCTTTTATGGGTAGGGTATTTGGCCTATACGGCCATCGGATTGTGGCGTAACTGGACCGGATATTTTACTGCTTCGTTCCTGGCTACGAAACCTATGTTCTGGGTGGAGATATCATCGCTATTATCAACCTACGTCACCATTATCTTAACAAAAATATAAAAGATTACAGGGGGAATAAAAAAGCCCCCGGCCATTAATTAAAGTATAGAGACGCCAATCTTATATACAATAATTTGCGAAGCCACGCACGACCGAGGGCTAATACCCTTGTCGCGTAGCTTCGCATTATTTATTATCATACAGACCGTACGTGTATATAAGATTGGCACGACAAATATACTTTAATTTTTTTATATCATGAAAATATATGAAATACTTTCTTTGAATAAAGAGTTACTCCAACGTCTATCCATGGTTGGTATAAGGACGAATGACTACCAGTATGTGGAACTCTATCACGAATTTATGGAAATGATACAGGACGGCAATAAAACTACATATGCCGTGGCCATACTTTCAGAAAAGTATGCCATAAGCGAACGAAAAGTTTATGGACTTATCAGACGTTTTTCTAGTGACTGCAAGAATATTGCAGTATGATTTATACTAGAGATTATGTTCCTGACGGATGTATCTCTACCTTTGCCCAAACTAAAATCAATAGGT